TGTATCCTCAGTCTCAACTGTAGAAATTCCAGTAACCACCAACGTATATAATGTTGGTTCAGTTCAACCACAAATTATTGAATTAGGACCTGTTGGTCCACAAGGTATTATTGGTGCAACTGGTCCAACAGGACCAACGGGTGCAGGAGTTACAGGCGCCACAGGACCTACGGGTGTTACTGGTCCTACTGGTTCTACAGGTGCAACTGGTTCTACTGGTGCCACTGGTGCTGGTGTTACAGGTGCAACAGGAGCCACAGGCCCTACAGGAGCCACAGGATCTACTGGAGCAACAGGTGCTAATAGCACCGTTGCAGGCCCTACAGGGCCTACTGGAGCCATTGGTAGCACTGGTCCTACAGGAAGTACTGGGTCAACTGGTGCAACAGGCGCAAATTCAACCGTAGCAGGTCCAACTGGACCTACGGGTGCAACTGGCGCAACGGGCGCTACAGGTGCCAACTCAACAGTTGCAGGTCCTACAGGACCTACTGGTGTTACTGGCCCTACTGGTTCTACAGGTGCAACTGGACCTACTGGACCAATCTCGTCTGCAAATGCTCACTCTTCCGCACGACTTGCAACAACAGGAAATTTATCAACAACTTATACAGCAGGAACTGCTGATGCTGGTGGCGGAACTGGTATTGGTGCAAAACTTACTGCAACATCAAATGGTCGTGGAAGTATTGATGGAACAAACATTACTGTTGGCGATAGAATTCTTGTCAAAGATCAAACCACTCAAACTCAAAATGGTATTTACACAGTAACAACTCAAGGTGCTGGTGGTGCTGCCTATGTCCTTACTCGCGCAACTGATTTCAATAACTCAACTCTAGGTCAAGTTGAGTATGGTGATTTTCTTTTCGTAGTTTCAGGAACAGTAAATGCTTCAACAAACTGGATTCAAAACAGCGTTGGAACATACACAAACAATTACATTATTATCGGTACAGATAACATCACATTTGCTCAATCTGGTGGAGTCGGACCTACAGGACCAACTGGTCCAACAGGTGCGACTGGAGCCACAGGTTCTAGCATCACTGGACCAACTGGAGCAACTGGTAGTAATGGTTCTAACGGAGCGACAGGACCTACTGGACCTACTGGTGCGACTGGTGCCACAGGTAGTACTGGCGCAACAGGAACTAACGGAACTAACGGTGCTACTGGTGCAACGGGTGCAACGGGTGCAACTGGACCAACTGGTGCTAACAGCACAGTTGCTGGACCAACTGGTCCTACTGGTTCAACTGGACCTACAGGAGCGACAGGTGCAACAGGAAGCACTGGAGCGACAGGAACTGACGGCGCAGGATTGCCATTAATTTTAATGCTAGGCGGAATGTAACTAGGATATATGTTACAATTCAGACAATATGAAAATAGCAGTATATGCAATTGCGCTCAACGAAATAAAACATTGTGAAAGGTTTGCGAAAGCCACTGAAGGTGCTGATTATCGTATCGTTGCTGATACTGGTAGCACAGATGGTACACAAGAAAAACTTAAAGAACTGGGAGTAACAGTTCACCAAATAAGCGTTAAACCTTTTAGGTTTGATGTAGCAAGAAATGCTTCACTAGCATTAGTACCTGAAGATGTAGATGTATGTTTATTCTTAGACTTAGATGAAGTGCCAAGTAAGAACTTCTTTAAGGAAGTTCGCAGAGGTTGGGTTGAAGGATCCGATCACGGTTGGATTACATTTGATACTGGCAGCAGATGGCTTAAAGATAAACTTCATTCAAGAACTGGTTGGCTTTGGAGATATCCTTGCCACGAAGTAGCAGTATTTTACAAAGAAGGCCTTGCTAAATATTGTGAGATTAAATCTGCTTTAATAGAACATAAACCAGATGATACAAAGTCTCGCTCACAATATACAGAATTATTAGAACTAGCCGTTAAAGAACATCCAGATGATCCACGTATGTGGACATATATGACTAGAGAATATTACTTCTACCAAAAATGGGAAGATGTAATTAGGGCAGGAACTAGAACCCTAGAACTTAAAGACAAAGCCTGGAATGTAGAACAAGCAGCAGTATGTAAATGGTTAGCGGAAGCGGCTTTTTATTTAAAGAAGCCAGCCGAAGAAGTTACTGCTTGGTATCAAAAAGGTGTAGAAATTCTACCAACTGAGGGTGAACCTTGGTACGGATTGGCGATAGATGCTTACAGAAGAAGAGACTGGACAGCCTGTCTTGACGCCTCTGTTAACATTATGGACTTACCTAGATCAGTCCACTACTGCCACGAGTCCGCTATCTGGGATTGGAAAGCCTACGATTTGGCAGCAGTTTCTGCTTTTAATCTCGGACATTACCAAGAAGCATTAACATTTGCTCAACAGGCAGCAAAAGCAAATGGTCCAGAACAAGAACGCATACTACGCAATATAGATTTTATGAAAGAGAAACTTAAATAATGGAACATAGTCATACTTCAAAAGTATTAACTTGGGGATTAAATGAAAAATACGATTCAATACCTACCAGATATGGATGTGTCAATTGTGAAGAAACTAGTGAACACCCTTTTATTACCGAAGATGTATTCACAGATCACGCTCAGCATACTGATTATAATGACAGTTGCTTTGCTTGCAAAGTACGTACACTAGAACTTAACACTGGCGATGCTGGTAGAGCAGATTCTTTACCACAAAAGAAATGGGATGCTGAGTTATCTGCATACCGCAGTGCTAGAGCAGAAGGTATTCAACCATCTGGCACCACTATGAAAAAGATTAATGAAGCCAAAGAAGCAAGTGAAAAACTGGGAGTTGCTTACAATGCAGAGGCTATGCCTGCTGCACGTAAGATAACAAAACGACACGCTACAGTAATGAAAGAAACAGGAGCAATATAAAATGGCAGCAAAAAAGATTACAAAGAAAGCAGCATACGCTGCTTATGAGAAAACAGAATCAAAGGCTATGAAGAAGGCTGAGTTAAAAAAGCCTGAATCTAAAAAGGAAGTTAAACGTGAAGTTAAAAAGGGTATGTCTATCCTTAAGAAAAAAGGTAAATAATTATGGCCGCAGCGAAAAAAGGAATGGGTTTCAAGAAAGCCCAAGCAGGGATAGCCAAGAAGCAAGGCATCCCGATGGAACGTGCTGGTGCAATCCTCGCATCTGCTACTCGCAAAGCATCTCCAGCAGCAAAGAAAGCAAATCCAAATCTTAAGAAAGTTCTTCCAGCAAAGAAGAAAAATAAGTAATGGCTAAGTCACCTGCCTGGCAACGCAAAGAAGGCAAGAATCCTAAAGGTGGCTTAAATGCAAAGGGACGTGCTAGTGCTAAGGCACAAGGCAGTAACTTAAAGCCACCAGTTAAATCTGGTGATAATCCACGCAGAGCATCTTTCTTAGCACGTATGGGAAATATGCCAGGACCTGAACGTAAACCAAATGGTGAACCTACTCGCTTGTTACTTTCTTTACAGGCTTGGGGAGCATCAAGCAAAGCAGATGCTAAGAAAAAGGCAGCAAGTATTTCTAAGAGAAATAAAGGTAGCAAGTGAAAAAAGAATTTTGGGATAAAAAGAATCCTAACAAAACTTCTAAACCTTTAACTCCAACACAAAAAGCAAATGCAAAAGCAAGGGCAAAAGCAGCAGGTAGACCATATCCAAATTTGGTAGATAATGCAGCGGCTAAAAAAACTAAAAAGAAAGGTAAATAATATGTGCGTAGAATGTGGATGTAACAAAACTGCAATTGGCGGAACTCCAGAGAACCTAACTGGTAAGCCAACAGCAACACCATACGGCTTATATAAAGGCGTAGGCGGAACTAAGTAATGTCGTCGGGTCGGTATAAACGCCACGACGGGTTTAACAAGACCCAGATAAAAGATGGCAACATTGTAATTCTAAGAAAGAATGGATCCATCAAACTTCGCAAAGATATTCAAACTGGCGAAATAATTAAGGAGAGCAAATAATGGCAGCAGGCGATGGCTACACATACACCTATCATCTGAATCGTTTAGCGTCAACGCTAAGTGGTGGAGTCCCTACTCTTGATGCACAAGGTGCAGCAAATGTATGGGCTGGAACTAAAGGTTATGCAATAGCAGGTGCTTTAAATTCTCTATACGCCAGCCGCAATAGCGGAAAGAATTTAGGTTTAGATCTGCAAGGCGTCCTTAACGCACTTGCAGGTACAACTGGTTTAGGTATTAATGAAGCGGCAGCGAGGATAGCATCGTGACAACTTTTGCAGATATAATTGATGAAACAACCTTATCTCTTACTGGTTATACCAACCGTCAAGATCAGGCTACATATTTAACAGCAGCATTTACTTCAACAGCATTAACTTTTACAGTAGCCGATGGCACTGTATTGACTAGAGGTATTGTTGAAATTGATGAAGAACTCATTTGGGTAGATTCATTTGACCGTACTACTAATATTGCTACAATCCCTTCTTATGGCAGAGGATTCCGTAATACTGAACCAGCACCTCATACTGTTGGTACTCGTGTAACTATTGCCCCATCTTTCCCACGCTCAGTAATTCGTAAGAATATTAACTTAGCAATTGATGGAGTATATCCAGATCTATTTGGAACTTACTACACAACCTTTAATTTTCAAGCAGCAAGAACCACATACATATTACCTCAAGATGCAATTGATGTAATAGGTGCATCGTGGCAAACAATAGGACCTTCTCTTGAGTGGTTACCTATTCGCCATTATCGTATGGATAAAATGGCTAACCCATTAACTTGGAATAGCGGTAAAACAATATCAATCCGTGAAGGAATTATTCCAGGAAGAACTGTGATGGTTACTTACACAAGAAAACCATCAAACTTACAGTTTGATACGGATGACTTTTCTCAAACAGGATTACCTGAGTCAGCACGAGAAGTAATTATTCTTGGTGCTGCATATAGAACTGCCGCATATCTTGATATGGGTCGTGTACCTGCTGCAACTGCTGAAGCAGACTCACAGCAATCAAATGATCCAATTGGGTCA